CAAATACCATAGATTGCGTACCTACATAATATTGCTCGTTAGTTTCATTTATTAATCCCATATCTTATTAACTTTTTTCTGACATTTCATCTTGCTGTAATTCTCTTGACGCCATTTGTACTACTTGAGGGTCACGTATAACTATCCCAGCATACATTAACACGTTCAATATAATTTCAGATTGCTCTGAAGGATGTAGTTCAAAATCTGTTGAACCTGCTATGCCTGCTGTTCCAGTCCAAGCCGTGTTATCATATTCAAATTGCTGTAATGGTCCAGGGTTATATCCCCACTTTACATTTTGAGGTTTTCTCAGACATGTGGCTGAAACAGGGCTAGAATTAGTTACACCAAATATCGTATTTGGATATACATATATTCTATTATTTTCGTAAGTATATATTGGATATGTTTTAGTAGGTTTAGTAAGTGGAGATTTATTTATATATAATAATTCATTTGGTTTGACTCTTTGCACTTCAATATCATTATACATCACAGTACCTAATTTATAAAATTCAGCTGGTTGACCATTTGCCAAAGCTGGAAGAGTTGGTTCTTTAAAATATTTTCCTCCATTATCCCAACCACAATCTCCTCTAGTTTTAAATATATCTAATTTTTCTTCTATATTATCTATTCTATTACCATATTCAGTATCATTATCTTGTATTCTTGAATATTTATTTAAATCTTCAAAATATTGTTCAAATATCTCAAGTTGAACTTGTGTACCTATTTTATTAAACTCCTCTGGCGTTAAATAACCCCTTTGTTCTTTATTTAATATATATAAAACAGTTTTATATACAGTATCTACATTTATTGCCATGTCGTTTTATTTTGATAATAAAAAAGGCGGCGATTAAGCCGCCTTTAATTATAGTTACATATTAAAAATGATTTTTAATTCATTTTTTTCTCTACAGATTTATATACTTCTAATCCTTCGTCAGTCTTAAACCAAGCTGCTAAAGCAGAATAAGCATTTTCTTCAAAAGGAACATTAATTAACTTTCTACCATTAGCTCCCCAAGTAAAAGTTCTTTGATCTGATGCTATATTAATTATACCTAATTCCACTGCTTTAATAGCAAAATTTCTAAGTATAACATTTTCATCATTAGCTAAATCAATAAACAATTGAGGATTTCTCTTAGCAAATATTAATATGTTTCTTTTAAGTTCTTTAGAATCTAAATTAGAAACACTAGAACCTTGTTCCACTCTAAGAATAGCTTCAGCTTGTTCTAAATCTATAGATAAAGCAGCATTTAAAGCATGTATTTCTAATTCTATATCTACTAAATCATTTTTAGCTTCCATAATACTATCTTGTTCAGCATATCTTGCACCTAAGTGAGGATGATAAATAGATAATAATTTTTGTAAACTTTGTTGTTCTTTTGGAACAGTTAACACTCCATCGGTAAATACTATGTGAGCTAACGTAACAGATCCTTTTTGTTCATCAACAAATGGAGAAGCTTGATTAGTAGCATATCTTAAAGCTCTTTGCATACCTTTTTCTTTATCAAAATAGAATAAAGGTGCTTTAGCCGTATGTTTTGCATTCATTGTATAACTTAAAGGAGCCATATTATTAAGTAAATAATAATGTCTATCTTTTATCTCCCATTTAGGAGTTGTAACTTTTTTAGTTTTTTCTTTTGTTTCCATAATATAATATAATATAATAATTAAAAAAGACCCCGTATTAACGGGATCTTATTGTTTTTTTTAAGAATATGCCACTTCCACGCAAGTAACTCCTGAAGGAAATACTACGCTAGGTTGTGAATTTTCTGCTTGATCAGCTTTTGCTATTGCATCAGATAAAGCTATTCCAGTAGCTTCATAATTAGAACCACTACCACCTTCTAATGTTAATGTAGCAATTGAAGCTGTACCACCACTATCTTGATCAGCATATGCTATTACAGCAGTTGTACCAGCAGCAGTAGGCGAAATAGACATTACATTGTCAATAGGTAAAAGTATTTCTAAACCATCGTCATAAACAAGGCCAGTAACATTACATACTACATCAGTGCCCCAATTTGCACCACCAGCAGGAACACCTGTAGGTACTTCCAAAGTTGCAGTTCCTGTTCCAACTTCATATCCATCTCCACCAGAAGTTATAGCAATAACTAAATCAGCATAAGTTCCAGTTGCCATATCTGCTTCTACAACAGTTAAAGTTTGCGCCGAATATCGAGCATCTCCACCAGTTGTATCAGCTGCTATAGTAATAGTATCACCAAGAATGATATTACTACCACCAGTTTGCATAGTTATAGTCATAGCGAAACCTGGTCCAACTCCTACCGAAACATTAAATGTTGGATCTGAACCAGTACCTGAGCCACCTGTTCCAGTAACGCCAACATTTGTTCCATTTTGAGTTCCTGTTCCTGACCAATTAGAATCAGAAGCAGACACTAAAGCTCTACCACCAACAGTTACAGATGCAATAGCTCCACTTCCTCCGCCACCAACTACAGCCACGCTAGTAGCAGTAGCACCAGTAACAGGAACTCCACCGCTAGCTGCGACAAGATCACCAGTTAATAGTTCTGCCCCATCTGCCATGGGTATTTTTATATAATTACTCATTTTTTTTATTTTTATATGTTAATTGATTACGCCACTCTAACACCATCAGCAGCAGCTAAAAAATTAGCCACATCTGCCGTAACAAACGTAGGTTGACTATTAGGTTTTCTACCAGCTGATTTTATCATTGCTAATAAACTAGAAGCATCAACATCAGTTGGGTTAGAATCATATTTCAAAGTAGTTGTCATACCACCTCCTATAGCATAATCCAATTGTAATGAATCTCCTGATGCGCTTACATCATAACATCCATCAGTATTGACTGCTAAGTAGCTTGTTGTATTTCCGTAAGGAAATTTTATAAATTGTCCCATAATTTTTATTTTTAAAGATTAATAATATGGAGAACCGAAGCTCTCCATATTTAATATAAATTATGCTATGAATTCTACGAAGTTATTCGCAGCTTGCACAACTAAACATCTTTCTGATAAGAAGTGTACCTCCATTGCATCTAAAGAAGATGTGTAAGCACCTCCAACAGATCCTGTTAACCAAGATTTGTATCTTCTATCATCAGTCTGAGAAGCTCTATATCTTACGTGTAAGAAAGGTCTTCTTATGTTTTGACCAAGCATTTGATCATAAACAGTCGATGTTCCAGCTGGAATCAAAACTCCTTGGATGTTATTAACTAATCCACGAGTAGAAGCATCATTTAGATATTTCCAATCAGTTTTGTAGAAGTCATAAGAACCTCTTCTAAAACCAGAAAATCCAAAGTTTAACGCCATTTCTCCAGAGTTGTCAAATAATCCATAAGAAGCAGACTGAGTTGAAGGAAAACCTCCACCAGCTTGAGCTGCAATCATATCATCAAAATCTAAAGCTGTAGCTCTATCTAAGAAAAGCATGTTTTCTTCAATAGCACCTTGCTTATCTAATTGAGCTAAAATAGCATCAAAATCAGCTAAAGCACCAGATCCAGGAGCTGCTGCACCAGCAAATCCTTGCCATACATTACCTCTTAGTTCAAGAGCAGCAAACATACCTTGAGTACCACCAGCAGAACCATTATCTCCAGCAGAAATCCCACCTGGACTAGTAGCTAGTTCACCTTCAACCATTGACATTTCTAGATAATCTTCAAATCTTAATCTAGTTTCAGATTCAGCTTTTAAATACCAAAGGTATCCAGAAGTTCCATCTTCAGTAGCAACTTCAACCCAACCAATTTGAGCAGTATCAGATCCTGAGATTTCATACTTATCTTTTATTATAATTGGTTTATTTTCAAATTGTGTAAAAGATGGTTGAACAGCACCTTCCATTCCAACTGTACCTTTTGCAAATTCTGCACCATAAACAAATATGTCTAGTGGAGTACCAATTAAAGCAGCAGGCCATGCAGACATTCCATATGGAAATGCATTTATTGTGGTTCTACCAAGTTGAGTTGAGGCAGGTATTGGATAACTTATAGGTCCCACTAAAGCTTTAACTGTAGTATTAGTTATTGGATCACTAACAACAATAGTTTGACCACCTCTAATAACGTGAGGATTAGTAAGTGTTATAGGAGCAGTTCCACCTGGTTGAATAGTCATTAGTTGATTTCCTGTTCCAGCTAAAGTACAGCCAGTATAAGCTACATGTAATCTATTTTGTTCAGACCAGATTACTTGATCTGAGGTCATTGGCATTTCTGCCCCAACCATTCTTAAAAATCCAGAAAGAGTTCTATTACCAAACCTCTCTACTTCTTGTTCGTATAATTCAGGTAAATATTGTTGTGCAAAATCATTTGCTGGTGATCCACCTGCAAAATTTAAATAATTTGACTCTAATGTTACCTGGTTTTGATTCGGAGTTAACCCCGCATTTGTTACCGTAAACGACATAATTTTTAGTTTATAAGTTTATTTTTTTTACTTTTAATTTAGTTGTATCTAATCCAGTAACAGCTTTTACTTTTAATCCATTTATAAATACGTTACCATCGCCACTTGCTCTTGGTGTGTTATTTATATTTTTAGATTTTGCCATAACATTTTTAACAGCATCGGCTTTACCTTGCTCATAGAAATGTTGTGCTATAGTATCCGCATTCTTAGCTGCATAGATAGCTTTGTGATAACCCTTGTGATCTTTAATAGTGCCGTCTTCGTGTAAGAACATCTTTACAAAGTTGCCAATATCGGACTGAGTGTCCGCTAATTCATTAGGATTATTTATTCCATACCTAAACTTCTTCTCACCCAATTTGAACTCAAAACCTTTGAAGTCTTGGTTAAAATAGTTTTTAGTAATGTTAAATTCTTCGTGTTTCTTTAAAGAAACCTCTTGATCTTTATTATACTTATCATAGAATTCCACTGCTTGTTTACTTTTACCAGTAATTGATGGTTTCAACTTGATCTCATCATAATACTTGTTTTTTGTTTCCTCTAGGAAACTTGTAGCTTTAGCAACTTCTTCTTTATAAGCTAATTTCTTTTTCTTAATACCTCTATCTGTATCATTTTCTTCATCAATACTAAATTGATCTTCTATAATGAATTCAACCTCTTCTCTATTTAAATGAGGTTTAGTGGCTTTGTAATACTCTTTAAGTAATACATCATCACTAACTGAAGTATAGTCAAAGTTAAGTCTAACATAATCATTTATATCACCACCAGTTTCAGCCATAAAGTTAACTAATTTCTCTATGTTTTCTGGTAAATTTATTTTAGGTGATTCGGACTTAACAGGAGCAACTGGTTTTTCAACTACAGTTTCTCCAATTTTAATTTCTTCATCTGTTATTTCTTCTATAACATTTACTTTTTCTTCCTTCTTATTTTCGTCTTCGTGTGACACTTCCATTTTGGAATCCTCCCTGCTTTCTTCGCTTGTCTCTCCTTTATCTTGCACGCTTGTAACTGTTTCCCCTTGTATGGCATCTTCTTCAGTTTTAGTTTCTTCTTTTTTAGATAAATCTACTTTTAGAACATCTGCTTTTTTTGTTAATTTCTTAGGTTTTTTAGATTTAATTTTTAATTTTTCAACCTTAGTGTCAACAATTGGTTTCTCTCTAGTCACTAATTCTTCTGTTTCGTTTTTCATGATATTATATAATTATATATTTATATTGGAGGTTGCATAGCTGCACTTGGCTCCGGTTGTTCAAAGTTTGTAGGTAATAAATCATTTTTTCTCTGATTTATAAGTTCGCTTTGCTGTGTTGCTTGTAATTTAGTTCTATTATCTTTTCTATTTTCTTTTTGATCATCAACTTGTGTCTTAGTTTGAGCATCTAATTGAGCTAATTGCATATCAAAGTTAAATTTTTGTTCAGCTAACTGCATTTTTATTTGACCTTCTTGTTGAAGTAATTGCATGTCAAACTGAGACTTACCTTGCTCTATTTGTAACGTAGTTTGGGCTATACCTTGTTGTTTTTGTAATTCAGCCATTGCTACTCTTTCAGCTGTTTCAGCTTGCGCCGCCGCTTGTGCTTGCATCTGTTCTTTAGCTTGTTGTTGATCTATTTTTTGCTTTTCTTGTCTTTTTATTTTCAGTAATTTATTAGCTAACTTTAAATTTTTGACATTTCGAACATCAATAGCATCTTCTAAGTATATTTGATTCTGTTGTAATGCAATTTGGATATTTTGTTCTAACATAGCTTTCTCCTCTTCGTCGGGTTCTAGTTCTAGAAATATTCCAAAATCATATAAATGTAAACCGTACATCTCATCTAATGTACCTACATTATAAGCACTTATACTATTTATTAAAGCATCTCTTGTTAAATCAAATTCCAAACAATCAGATATTCTTAATGTAATATTTTCGCAAGCTCTAAGTGTTAGGTATAAACTAGCTTCTAATATGTGTCTCGTGGCAGTATTTGAATTAGCCGCAGCTAATTTTTGCAATCCTACTAAAGAATTTTCTGAAGGCATACTACCATCTCTTGCCTCATTAAGACCGGTTACGTCTCTTATCATTTGCAAGTAGTATTGATAAGTACCGATTAATGATTGAATTTTAGCTTGACCTGATGAACTATTTAATTCTTGAATAGGAACTTTACCATGATTAAGATCACCATCCTGTGTCATGCTTCTCCCAACTACACTACCAGTTTGAAAATACATATTTAAAGCTTCAGCAGGATTATAATTAGTACCATTACCTAAATCAACTTCTGCTAATCCATCAACATCTAAGAACACTCCATCTGGAACTAATTTAGATAATACTTGTTGAAGTTTTAAATGTGTTATTTGAATCATATCCGCAAATCCCATACATTTGCTAACTATAGATTCTATTCTGCCTTTGTACATTCTAGGGGCAGTTATATTATAATTCATATTGACCTTTGACAAATTAGATTTAGGCCGTGTCATATTCTCAGATAACTTCCATTCTAATAATTGTTCATATCCCAAGACTTTAGCGCCAGTATATAATACTTCTATTGATCTTGATACTTTGTCAAACTTATCACTTTCAGGAGGATTAAAGTCGCTTGGTTTTTCTAATGCTTTTTCTAAGCCTTGATCAGTATACTTTATTTTAAATACTTGATCACTGTATGTTTTGTATTCAAAAAATAATACATATATAACATTCTCATTAGATCTTCCACCCCAACCTCTAGTATAATTATTATTTCCATTATACTGTTGAATTTTTACTAGTTCTTGTTCAGAGATATGAGGATATAATTTTTTTATTTCTCCTAATGTTAATGGTTTTATTTCTCCCACATACCATATGTCTTCAAAATTAGGATCTTCAGTATAAGACCAAATTAAATTAGCTGGATCTACATAATCAACAACTATACCTTCAGCTTTATTGTAACTAGTTTTATTGGCTCCAATACCGATAGTTGTTAAATCTTGATTAAATCGATGCTGTATTAAATTATATTTATTTCTTTGTAATGTATTGTTTATAGCTTCTTCTTCTGCTATTTCTATAGCTTGCTTGTAATCTAATTGCATATGTACCTCTAATTCTTCTTGACTTTGA